CAATTAAAACTGCAAACTTTACAGCAGCATCTGGAGAGGGGTATTTTTGTGATACAAGTAGTGGAGCATTTACTCTAACGTTACCAAGTTCACCCTCTGTTGGAGATATTGTGGCTCTTAAAGATTACGCATCAACTTTTGATTCACAAAATTTAACTATCGGTAGAGGTGGATCTAATTTAAATGGTTCCGCCGCTGATAGTGTAAGAAACACAGAAAATGAAAGTTTAACTTTAGTTTATGCTGATGCAACAAAAGGTTGGTTATCGGTAGAAGAAGGAACAGGTTTTGTTGGTGAAGTTTTTATTTCAGCTACGGGTGGAACGGAAACAGAATCAGGAAATTGCAAAATTCACACATTTACAGGACCAGGAACTTTTACTGTAAATCAAATAGCAGCTTGTGCTGCTAATAACAAAGTTTCACACGTAGTTGTAGCTGGTGGTGGAGGAGGTGGCGCTAATCACGGCGGAGGCGGTGGCGCAGGTGGTTATAGAGAGGCTAAATCTCCAGTAACTCCTTTTACAGCAAGTCCTTTAGATGGAGGATCTCCAAATACAATTACAGTTACAGCAACAACTTTTCCAATAACTGTCGGTGGCGGTGGATCAGGTGCACAAGATAGTCAACCAACTCACTTAGGATCAAGTGGTTCAAGTTCTGTATTTTCAACAGTAACTTCAGCTGGTGGTGGAGGAGGTGCTGGCGAAAAAAATTGTCAGCCTTCTCAAGCGGCAGGTGCTAGTGGTGGATCTGGTGGTGGAGGAAGTAGTGTTGCTGGCCCAAGTCCAGTTCCAACTGGGGCTGCTGGAACAGGAAATACTCCTCCCGTTAGTCCAGCTCAAGGAACAAATGGCGGAACAGGTTTTAGTGATCAAACATCCTATAGAGATGGTGGTGGCGGTGGTGGAGCTACAGCAGCAGGTCAAGGTAGTTCAGGACCTCCAACACAAGCAAACCCAGGTGGTGCGGGAGCCACTTCAAGCATTAATGGTACACCAACAGCGAGAGCTGGCGGTGGCGGTGGTGGAAGAACAACCTCTCCAGCAGGTTCAGGTGGAGCTGGCGGCGGTGGTGGTGGAAGTTTCAATTGTGGTTCAGATGGTACGGCAGCTACAGCTAATACTGGTGGTGGCGGTGGTGGAGCAGGCGCTGGACTAAATGGTGGAAACGGTGGTTCTGGTGTAGTAATAATAAGGTATAAATTTCAATAATTATGACAAGTAAAATTAAAGTAGATAATATACATAAAGTTTCAGACGACTCATTAATAATTAAAAAATGTGGGTCAACAACAACTGTAGGATCAGGATCTGGTCAAACAATAGTTGTAGACGGTGCAACAGTAACTTTAGGAAGATGTGGGGGAGCTGTTAATCTTGCATCTGGTGCAACACAAACAGGATTTGGAAGAACGGGCACAGTTGATTGGCAGACAGGCTCAATTAAAACAAGTACATTTACAGCAGTCAATGGTCAGGGTTTTTTTGCAAATACATCAAGCGGTGCTTTTACAATGAACTTACCTGCAGGAACTGCAGGAAATATTGTGTCAGTAGTAGACTACACAAATACTTTTCAAACACATAATTTAACAATTGCAGCTAATGGGACTCAAAAAATTGGTGGTGTTCAAGCAAATGTTGCTTTATCAACTGAAGGCCAATCAGTAACTTTGGTTTATGTTGATGATATAGAGGGATGGAAAAATGTTCAAGATTCAACCTCTAATGTGACAGGATTAGTTCCATATATTGTAGCTTCAGGTGGAACAGAATCAAACGATGGTGATTTTAAGGTGCACACATTTACAGGTCCGGGAACTTTTACAATATCTTGTGCTTCAACTGTTGCTCCTAGAAATGGTTTAGAATATTTAGTAGTAGGTGGTGGCGGTGGTGGTGCACTACAAAATACATCCGCTAGAGGTGGCGGCGGCGGTGGTGCAGGTGGTTATAGAACATCTGCATTTGGTCCATCACCTTTACAAGCACCAACTATAAACGCTGCAGTAGGACCATATCCAGTTACAGTAGGTGCAGGTGGAGCTGGTGGTTGTTCTCCAGGTTGTGGGGTTCAAGGTAGTACTTCAACTTTTGCAGGTCCAACATCAATTGCGTCTGCCGGTGGTGGAGGTGGTAGGGGTAGAGTTGAAACTCCTGGACAACCAGGAGGTTCAGGTGGTGGGGCTGGTGACGGTGGAGGTCCTACTCCTTTTCCTGGTGGAACGGGAAATACTCCTCCAGTAAGTCCGCCTCAAGGAAATAATGGTGGAACAAATTTTGCTAATCCTAACAATAACGGTGGTGGCGGAGCTGGTGGTGGTGGAGCTGGTGGTGCGGGATCTAATGAATCTTCTCCAGGTGGTTATCCTGCAAGTGGTTCAGCTGGTGGCCCAGGTGTACCAAACGCTATAACAGGTTCAGGAGTAACTTATGCTGCAGGAGCGGAGGGTGGACCAACAGGCTCTTCACCAAGAGCATCAGGTCCAGCTAATTCTGGTAATGGTGGTGTTGGTGGTGGTGGAGGTTATCCAGGTGGCTCACCCGGAACTGGTGGTGCTGGAGGTAGTGGTATAGTTGTGATAAGATATAGGTTTCAAAATTAATTATGAGTGAAATAAAAGTAAATAAAATTAGTCCAAGAGCAGCGTGTGGCACAGTCACATTAGGAGATAGTGGAGATACATTCACAATTCCTGCAGGTGCAACAATAACAAATGCTGGAACTGCAAATGGTTTTGGAGCAACAGGTGCTGTTAATTGGCAAACATCAATTAAAACAACTGCTTTTACAGCAGTATCTGGTGAAGGATATTTTTGTGATACTAATACTAGTGGGGCATTTACGGTGACACTACCAGCTTCACCTTCAGCTGGGGATATTGTAGCCGTTAAAGATTATGCAAATACTTTTGATACAGCTAATCTAACAATAGGTAGAAATGGATCTAACATTGGAGGTGCAGCGGAAGATTCAATTATATCTACAGAAGGAATTGCAATTACTTTAGTTTATGCAGATGCAACAAAAGGTTGGTTAGTGACAGATTCAGGTTTACAATCAGAAGCACCAGGGTCATTATATGTTACCGCAACAGGAGGAACTATAACAACTGTTGGTGATTTTAAAGTTCATCAATTTACAGGACCAGGAACTTTTTGTGTTTCTTGTGGTGGTAATGCTGGTGGATCAAATCAAATAGATTATATGGTAGTTGCTGGCGGTGGAGCTGGTGGACATTACTCTGGAATAGGAGGTGGTGGTGCTGGTGGTATGAGAGTAGGTTCTGTTGTAGATACTTCACCAACGATTCCAATTAGAGCACCTGGTTTTTCAGTTTCAGCTAAAGCATATCCAATTACAATTGGTGCAGGTGGTGCATCAACAAGTTATCCAAGTCATAACCCAACTAGAGCACCAAACGGAAGTCCATCCTCTCTCGCATCAGATTTTGTTGCGGCAGGTGGCGGCGGTGGAGCTAGAGGAAGTGGTTCACCCACTCCTGCATCAGGAGCACAAACAGGTGGATCAGGTGGTGGTGGAGCTTACGGTGCAAATCCAGGAGCAGCTGGTAATACACCTCCAGTAAGTCCTCCACAAGGTAATCCAGGTGGAACAGGCTATCCTGGTTCTGGTAACCCAGACGGCGGAGGTGGTGGCGGTGGAGCTGGCGCAGCAGGCGGAACTGGTGGTTGCGGAGTAGGCGGAACTGGTGGAGCAGGAATAAATGTAGCTCCTATTTTTGGATCAGCCCCTCAACCTTTTTACATAGCCAATGGCACAGGAACTGGAGCTTCTGTTTGTGGTCAATTCGCTGGAGGAGCTGGTGGTTCAGTATATTCCGGCACACCTTCTAATGGAGGTGTAGGTGGAGGAGGAAATGGTGCTGTAAATCCTGAAGGAAATGGTAAAAGTGGAACAGCAAACACCGGTGGAGGTGGAGCAGGAACTCAATCACTACCATCTGATAGTGGTGCTGGAGGATCAGGTATAGTATTAATAAGGTACAAATTTCAAAATTAATATGTATTTACTGAATTTAAAAATTAATATATAAGGAGAAACATTATGGCACATTTTGCAAAACTAGGAGCTAACGGAAAAGTTATTCAAGTGTTAACTATGGATAACGATAAAATGTTAAATGCTGATGGTGTTGAAGACGAAACAGTAGGTCAACAATGGTTAGAAACACACAATAATTGGCCTGCACAAATGTGGATTCAAACTTCTTACAACACATCAGGTAATACACATAGATTAGGTGGCACACCTCTTAGAGGTAACTACGCAGGTATAGGTTATACTTGGGATGAAGATAACAATATTTTTTGGCCTAAAAAACCATATGCCTCTTGGGTAAAAGACACTGCAACTGCAAGTTGGAAATCACCAATCGGCGATGCCCCTGAATTTACTGCGGAGCAACAAGCACAAAATGAAGCTAACACTCATCGATGGATTTATAACTGGAATGAAGACGGCCAGTCCTGGGACTTGACAGACGAACACGCATAAATTAAAAAGGTATGTGGTATGCAAAAGAAAGTATTATCTGAACAAGCTTTATATCACGGTGATGTGGCAATGCCTAAAGATTGGGACATTGACCGAGATAAATTACAAAACGACATTTTAAAATCACAAGTTACAGACTCACCTTTTCTATTTTCACGAACATTTGATATGTTGAATACTTATATGAGAGATCATATAAATTTAAACTATGGATTTACTTTAGTTAACAAAGAAACTTGGGGGAATATGTATAAGCCTCAAGAGATAACAACTCCATTATTAAATATAGATCCAGTGGATCTTCGAAACTCACCAGACTTTACATTATTATACGGTGTAAAAGTCAAAGACTGTATGGTTAGAATACATTATGAAGATAACAGACGTAAAGGTAGATCTTGGGATATACCATTAGAAAATAATAAATTTATTATGTTTCCATCAACTAATATGTATTACCTCACCAATGATCAAAAGGATAGTTTAAATTTTGTACAAACTATAACATATGAATATATCTAATTATTATTGGTACTTTAGTGGTGTATTAACACCTAGATTCTGTGATGAAGTAATTAAATATGCTAATGCACAAAAAGAAGTTATGGCTAGAACAGGTGGCTATGGCGATAAAGAATTAAATAAAGAAGAAGTTAAAAATTTACAAAGAAAAAGAAAATCAGATTTAGTATGGCTAAACGATACTTGGATATATAAAGAATTACATCCATATGTTCACGAAGCAAATGCAAGAGCTGGTTGGAATTTCGATTGGGAAAGATCGGAATCTTGTCAATTTACAAAATATAAATTAAATCAATATTACGACTGGCACTGTGATAGTTGGGACAAACCTTATGATAAACCGAATACACCAGAACACGGAAGAATTAGAAAACTATCTATGACTTGTCAGTTGACAGATGGTTCAGAATACCAAGGTGGAGAATTAGAATTTGATTTTAGAAACTATGATCCACATATGCGAGACGAATCAAAACATAGGATACAATGTAAAGAGATATTACCAAAAGGTTCTATTATTGTATTTCCTAGTTTTGTGTGGCATAGAGTTAAACCAGTAACATCAGGCACAAGATACAGTCTTGTGGTATGGCATTTAGGAAGGCCCTTTAGATAATGTTTATAAATAGTTATTTTCCAACTGTAATATGGAGCGAAGAAAAACCAGAGTTTGTTAAATCGTTAAACAAAGCGAGTAACAAGTATATTAGTGATGCTCGTAAGAGAGAAAAAGAATTTATAAAAAAACACGGTGACTTTGGTAGATCATATCATTCAACGCCGCTTACAGCTGACAATGATTTTTTAGATTTTAGAAATTACATTGGTCAAAAGTCTTGGGAATATTTAGATCATCAAGGTTATGATATGTCTCAATACACAACCATGTTTAGTGAGATGTGGGTGCAAGAGTTTGCTAAAAAAGGCGGTGGTCATCATTCTGCACATATACACTGGAATCAACATGTATCAGGTTTTTATTTTTTAAAATGTAGTGA